AACGCGCCAAGTCGTTGGTTCAACCGATGAACCGACTAGCAACCAGACAGCATTTTGCTGAGGCGCCAAACTAAAAGCAGAACTAACCGTGACAGTGCGGGTGCCGCTGTCGTAGCTGCTTACTGTCCGACTCTCCAGCAGGCCGTCGGGCAACACAACCGACAATGTATCGCCAGCTGCAACCGTCCTATCAACGTCAAGCACCACCGTGGTAGTAGTGGCAGAACTAACGCGACCGCTTAGACGTGTGCCAGCTCTGGTTGGGTCGCTGACACTGATGACCATGCCAGGGCGCAAAACAACACCCGATTCAATACCAATGGAGAAACTGACGGTTTCTGTTTCTTGGCTATTGGTATAAAGCAACCAACGCCCAACTCGTGCTGCTTGGCCGCGACTGGTACAGGCAAAAGCGTCGAGTTCTTCCGTGACAATGCCATACTTTTCAATCAGCGCAGCATCTTCAACAACCTCAGTGGCAACATCCCGCGTGTCCTGATCTTGGTAACGCACCAACACAACAGTTGGTCGGGTCTTGATGTCGCTGCCCGAATAGCTGAAATCGCCGTTGACAACGTTGGATGCACCAAAGGCGTAGGACGGATCATGCGGGCGATCTTGCGCCAGCACAACACTGTTATTTGACCAAAACGCTTGAGTGCGAAAAACGCTCAGCAGTTGATTGACAAGCGTGAAAGCTTGCTGCCTGCTTTGAATGCTGACGTTGCAGGAAAAACGCGGCTCGGTAATAACCGTGCTGCCAATAACCGTATTAATAAACTCTGAAGAATACTGCGAGGCCGCATAAAAACTCCACTTGTCCAAGCGACTTGCATTGCCGTCAAAGCTGGCTTTTTCAGCTGTTGTAAGAATTTCGTTGCCAAATCCGTAGCGAGTAGAAGTCAGAACATCCCAAAGAATCCACGCTGGGTCGCTTGTCCATGCTGCAGCACCAAACGTTCCATCCCAAATGCCGGTGTAACTGATAGAGCCAGTAATCGAATTAACTGTGGCGTTGCTTGGGATGCGAACTTTGATTCCTTTGACGTGATAAGTGCGGCTGGGAATACTGTTGAACTGTTGAGCGTCCAACTCCAGTGCGACTAATGCTGAGTTGGGATAGCGCAGCTTGGTGTCAATGATTTCGGTGTAGGACTGCCAAGTGAAAGCATTGACGATAGCGGCAGACTCGGAATCTTCATCAACACGACGAACGCGGATGTCGATAGGGAAATTGTTGCTGATTGTGGCGCTATCCCAGGCGTCGTAGCCAGCAAAACTCAGCTCTCGGCTGAAACTAAATCCGCCCGTAGTTTTACCTTTGATAGTTTCATTTTTGGCTTCAAAGAAACCTCCGCCGTTGTATTGGAAGTCAATGGCGAATGTGAATTCTGAACCTCTAATGTCCCCAGTGTCTGTGAATTGACGTTGCAGGGACGGAACGGAAATATTAAAACGCACACGGTCAACTTCGCTATTCGTTATTTGCCGAGTAATTGCCGCAGAGGTGCGCGGCACTTCCACGAAATATTCACCTCCACCGGTTGAAGAAAAACCAGTTAGTTGAGCAAAAATTGTATTAGTTGTTCCAGAGAGTACGGTAATAGTTCTAGCCTGTGACCGTCTAAGTGGACCAGTGCGAAAACGCAAGGCTACAGTCATGCCGCTTGTGTAGCCGTGGTTTGGAGCTGTAATCGCCAGCAGTGTTAAGGCTTTGTCGTAGCTGTATGTAGCATCAGCAATGTTAATTTGGCCGCCGTCAATATGAAGCTTATTCCCACCAGTCCAGACGCCCTTGGGATCAAGCCAATCAATGTAAAAGTAGGAAGATGATTCGTTACCTGCGCCTTCAATATCCTCAGCAGGGATAACAGCATAAACCTTGTTGTATCCGGTCTGACGAGTCGCCCAGATTGAACTTTTGGTGCGACTTATGTCAGTGCTTTGCCTTAAAAAAGTAAGATAAATGTTTCTTGCAGTCCAGTCAGCATCATCGCGGGTTGATGCGTTAATTTTTAAATAGGGCTTAAGTGCGTAAACATTGCCGCTAACCGGCTTGATATCGCCAAAATCTGGCTTGTCATCTGAGGTAACGGTAAAAGTGTCTGTGCCAGTAACCGTAATCTCGTAAAGACCATCAAAAGAAAGAACTGCCTTTTCAAAATTTAGAAAAATTTTGTCGCCAGTTGTCAGTCCATGACTAGACCAAGTAACCGTAACAGTGCTGCTGCCGGTGTTTGTGGTGTAACTTGACAGATTGTAGAACGAAGTGGGTCTTTCCCATGTACCAAAAAGACTGTTAGCAGCTTCAACTGTCAGTCCGACAGGGTTTTCGTTTTCAACGTTGGAAAAACCTTCGATATACGTCTGGTCTTGCGTGCCAGTGCGGGTTTCGGTTGTAATACCTAGAAAATTATTAACGCCAGTTTCAGATTCCAGCGGCGTGTCATCTAAATAAATAGACTTGTTGCCATCAACCAAGCCTTCAATTTCGCCTTCACTAATTAAATCCAGAATTCGCGCAAACGCCTTTGATTGCAGGTTGTCACGCGAAATAGTCGGGCGTTGAATATTAGGGTTGACAAAAACGTTCTGGGTAACAGACGACGTGCCACCACCTTTGGCGCCGTAAATCGCAGGCTTTTCCTTCGTCATATCTTGCTGGTGTTAAAGACGCCTGCGCTAATTGCCACGCTACCTACAAATACCTTGCCATAGACCAACGGAATCGGAACGCCTTGAGTGCTCGTGTTTTGGATGCCGTTGAAGTTGTAGGACTGAAGGGCGCGTGGGTCGTTAATTGGGCTTTGACCTTGACCTTGACCTGATGGTGCGCCGATTGCTGGTGCTTTTGGCGCGATTAGTTGAGCCGTACCGCCAAGAATCAGGGCGCCACCCACCAGGCCGATTTTGGTCATTAGCGCTCCACCAATAGCGGCGCCTACGCCAGGCAGAAGCAAAGAAAACGCAACCAAGGCAACGCCTGCAATGATTTGACCGATTGCTGCACCATTACCACCCGCACCAGTCAGAACCGGCGTAATTGAGATGGTCGCATCGGGATTGCAGCTCAACCCAAAATCTTCCTCGCCCACCGTCGTCTTGCTGACCTTCACCCGATAACCAATGCCATCTTGGTCGCTGTCAATCAGCCACTGGTCCAAACCGGGGAAATTGACGCAAAGAAAACGCACAGCCTCAGCAGGGCTTGCCACATCAGCACGAAACACTCGCTGACCTAGGCGCTTCGCAAGCTGACCGTAGACCTTAACGAGTCTCATGCCGCACCACCTTACCCACGCATTTTAATAGCCACTCCCCTAGCAAATCACGACTTGATAGGCGATTGGTCAAATGATGCAGCACATACTGGTCGCCCAAATAAATCGCCACATGATTCAAGCCCTTTGAGTCAATCGACATCAACAGGGCGTCGCCATACTGCGCCTGCTTCAATGACACCTGTCTAAAACCCGCCTGTTCGTACAGCTCGTCAAAGCGTGGCGCGGTATCCCAATCAAAACGACCAGGACGATCCCAATCGGGCAAATCCAAATTCCACTCCTCTTTGTACCAATCACGCGCCAGCGACCAACAATCCAAGCTGCCCCAGCAATACTCCCGCCCAATTAGCGGCGGCTTGAAATCGTTCGGCAATGCTTCGCCCCACTGACAGGTCAGCGGATTAACGATGTACCAGGGCAAACCGCTGCGATTGCACGCCACTTGATCCGCCATGCTTGGCACGGGGCGACTGGCTGGATGGCTGTGGATGATGGCAATGATTTCGCCTTTGTCCTCTGCCGCTGCGTAATCGTCAGGATCAAGCTGGAAAAAGTCTTTGCTGGCTGCCGCCTTGTTTTTGCATGGCCAGTATTTCTGCCTGCCCTTGATTACAAGCAGCAAACCGCAGGCTTCACGCGGAAACTCAGCCTGTGCGTGAGACAAGGCAGCAGCTTTAGCAGCATCTTTGATAATCATCCAAACTGTCCCACACCTGGGAAACCGCCGAACGGCAACGGCACACCAGCCCCAAAATGCTGCTCGCAGGATTCAAGAGTTTTTGAGCACGTTGGCAGCGCACCGCTGTAGGTGCATTCTGCGCCCTTGTACTTCCACTGACACATCTGCAACGCTCGGCGTTTGGGTGCTGCAACACCCTGCATGTCAAAGCTGCTCGCCAGATCCCAGGTGATCACATCACGGGTTTCCGTTGCTTTACGGGCGATGTAATAAACCTCACGCGGAAATTCAGCCTCTGGGTCTGCCGTCGGATTACTGCCACTAGTGAAATTGACAGCATCCAGATACCTACTGAGCGTTCTGATGCGTGTGACTTTTGCATTGATTAAGTCGTTGCCAGCGGTGTAAGCATTGACTTCAATCAGCGCCAGCGTAAGCAAGCCGTTGAGGTTGGCGACGGTCAAGCTTGGCGTTGGCAGTTGCCCAGTGCCGGCGTACTCAAACCCGTCAGCCTGAACAGGGAAGCGGCTATAGGTCGTGCCAGCCCAGACAAGGTTCCCGCTTAATTCGTTCGTGCCAGCGTGGAAGTAATACGTTGTGGTCGCTGGTGGACTGGCTGGGTCGTAGTGCAATCCTGAAACCAATTCCAGCTGGAACAATTCAATAATTGCGCTGGGCGAGAGCTTTTGCAGTTCTTCGGAAACTGCGCTGACTGCTGCCCAGGTGACCGTGCCATCAACGACATAGCCCTCGTCGTTTTCTGTGATGACATCAGTTTTGGTTTTGTATAAAACCTTTGGCCAACTTGGCTCTGTTGCAGCTGACGTACCAGCAACAATGCAGCGGAAGACAAAGCCGGTGCCCTGTTGCGTCGTGGCGCGTACAACGTTACCGAGGGCATATGCGTTACTAGCTTGCCAAGCGGTATAAGCCATCAGGGTTCAAATACCTGGCGGAAGCTTGCTTGGATCGTGGCACGACCCACATACGGAATGCTCTTGCTCCACTCCGAGCACACCCACTTGTATGAAGTGGCTTCACCCAGTGGCGTCCAGTCGAAACTCTCCTGACCAGCGCGGGCATCAAGAAAGGCTTCGATTGTGTCGGCGTCAGCCTCGGAGACGTTCCAGGTCAGATCCCACATTTTGGGGTTCTGATTCTCACCGAACACTAATCTTTGTTCATAGCCGTCCCCGAAGCGGACAGTGCGGACCACTGGGGCGCTGGTTTTTTGAGCGCCGTAGGTTGGGGTGATGGAAGGGAAAGTAGCCATTAGGCGAGCAAGCCTCCGGGTCTCTTCTGTTTGATCAGTTCTTGCTGGACGGCGGCGCCAATGACCTTGCCCAGTTGATTTGCCTGCTTGTCGTTTCCTTCGACTGTAGAGCCCTTGGCATCAACATTCACCGTGATACTGGCACCGCCTATACCGCCTAACGCATTATTGGGAATGATGGTGCCACTCTTGCCCGGCATAAACAGCTCGGGACCTTTCTCGCCCACTAACGCAGGCTTGCCGCTCATAACGCTTCCGCCGTTAGCAAAGGCTCCCTGGAAACCAGAGAAGTTCCCTAAGCCTTTAAGTGATCCGCCAATCCCAGTTAATCCCGTCGCGCCTGCATAACTTGCTCCAGCAGCAGAGCCCCCAATACCAAGACCAGAAACACTGCCGCTCAAAGCTCCTGACCCGCTTAAGCCTTTGCTAACACCTGCGAATGGACTAAATGCACTAGAGACAAGCCCGATCAAGCCAGTCACAGCCTGCTGCGCTGCAATCTGAATCAAGTTGTCGATAATTGTGTCGGCAAGCCTCCTAAACGCATCTCCGATTGTTGTCGTGCCCTTGGCAACCTCAGCGACTAACGAAGCAAACTCAGATTGCGTGACTCCAAGAGAGGCTCCTAATTGCTCAACCGGATTCTTTACAACAGCAAACTGCTGCATCTTGATTGCTGCTTCACCTGCTAGTCGCGCCTGCTCCCGCAACTTGTCTGCCTGAGCATCAAGGACAACGCCAAGCTCTTTGCCTAGCTGAATATCGACAAGCTGCAACTCAATGCTCTTTGCAGCAGCTGCGTTATTTAGGACGGTGGCGTCAGTAACACCCTTGGTCAGTTCGGCGTATTTACGACTGATCTCAAGGCGCTCGACATCAGCTTCTGTCCGTACACGGTCTATATCGTTCTGCTGCTTTTCAATCGCTAAGCGATTCTTGGCGGCGAACAGATAACCGTTGACCTGATCAGTAATCCGAGCGAGCTGGTCTGCCGCTTTCTTAGCTCCCTTGTCATCCTTAGGAGCACCTGGCGCTGTTACAAGCCCGCCGGGATCGACAACACCAGCTTCTGCTTTTGCACCAACAGCAATACCTTTCTTTAGTTCATTCTCGTCTTCCTTAAGCCTTTTAATTCGAGCCTTGATTCCACGCTCCTGAGACTTGCTTGCTTCCTGAAGAGCTAGCTTCTCAAGGCTTATGTTTTGCTGGACTGCCTGAAGGCGAGAACGTGCCTGCTGAAGTGACAGGGCATCGCCTGTAGCTGCTGCTTTTGCTGTCTTTTGCGCCTGGCTTTCATAGCTAGCTAGAGCGAGCGTTGCCGCACCAATGCCAGCGGCGAGCGCAACCCAGGGACCAGCAGCAATCAGAGTGGCAGCGCCAATAGCCTTCAGTAGTCCAATCGTTGTCGTCAGGATCGGACCAAGCGCAACCAGCGCAGCCGTAATGCCAAGAACAGCAGCAGTAAAGTTCTTGACCGGCTTCGGCAGCGCCGCAAACTCCTTAATCGCTGATGTGACCGCCGAAAGCAACGGCGTAAAGGCTGGGAGCAGTTGTGTGCCGATCGCCTGAGCGAGCTCCGTCTGTGCCTTCTGGAACTCGCGCAGCCTGCCGGAGGTACTGTCAAACGACCTCTCTAGCTCATCTGCGCCCTGATCCTTGATGTCCCGCAGCGCCTGAATCAGAACAGGGGCAGAGACAGCGCCTTCTGATGCGAGCTTTTTAACTTCACCTCTGGCGACACCAAGGACCTTAGCAACAGCATCAATAACCTGCGGCGTTGCCTCGTTGATCGCCCTGTATTCTTCACCCTGCAAGACGCCAGAACCAAGCGCCTGGTTTAGCTGTAACTGCGCTGAAGCTGCTTCCTGCGTGCTGACC